AAATCCTGCACTTACTTCGCATTTTCAATGTTGGTTCTATCCTCCTTCTGCAGTAAGATCTCTTTTACCTGCAGGAGAAGTTCAAGATGATCGAATGTGGTCATTATCTTGTGCAGAAGCTGCATTGCCAGGAACATCATTGGCAACGAATGAACTTCTTAATGATCATACAGGTGTAACAGAGAGACATGCATATAGAAGGCAGTATGATACAACATCTTCATTTACGTTTTATGTGGATCATGATTATAAAATTATTAATTTCTTTGAGAAGTGGATTGGTTATATTGTAAATGAACAAAACAGCACAGCAGATAATTATTCTTATAGAGTAAATTTTCCTAAGTTATATCAGACATCTATTTACGTTAAAAAGTTTGAGAAGGATTATGAGAGAGTATTGGAATATAGGTTCTTAAAGGCCTATCCGATTAGCATTAATTCAATGCCTGTAACTTATGAAGCATCTCAATTATTAAAGTGTACAGTTAATTTTAATTTCTCTCGTTATTTGGTAGAAAATATGGATAATGATCCTGTATATGGACTACCCTACTTTCCTAATGGTGCTCCTATTATGGGCCCACTCCCTTTAAATAACCCTCCGACTGGTATAACTTTAAACGTTTAATAACTACACTAAATAAAACACACTGAACTCTTTGTAAGATATCATGCCTTTACCAAAGATTGCGACACCGACGTATGAGTTGGAATTACCTTCGACCAGAAAACCCATTCATTATAGACCATTTTTAGTTAAAGAAGAAAAACTTTTAGTTCTTGCATTAGAAAGTGAGAA